CTAACTTACACAAGCGTGTATTTATGGTTAACGAAGGAACTCCAACAGCTAACGCATTAAGCGGTGATTACACCGTATAAAAGGAGGTAAATTATGGATTATAGCAATTTAATAAATAGCAATATAAACTTTGGTGAGGGCCAGGAGAACTTTGGTGGCCTTGCCAAAGTTTGGTACGGCTTTATTGCCGATGCCGACGAAACACAGTGGCCGGAACCCGTTCTCACTCCAGCTAGTTTTTCCGAAGCCATTACAATAACTGACCCAATTGTAATGCTTACAGGAAAACAGATGAACGAAATTTATGTTACTCCCGAAACCAGTGGTTTGGATGGCGAACCTCAGGGCGACCGCGATGCTGAAAGTACCAAGCGTACTGCTGAATTCTTTTTTCCGCAACCCAATGCCGATGCCCTGGGATTTGCTAAAGTAGTTCAGAATCGCCGTATGTTTTTTGTTTTTCAAGACATGAGCGGAAACAAACGCTTACTGGGTTCACCACGTTTCCCGGCAAAATGTTCGCCTAAAGATTCAACCGGTAAAGCAAGTACCGACCGGCCGGGCGTTACTTTTACCGTTGAAGACATTGGCAATGGACCAGTTCCAATTATCACCAGCGCCTTGCCATTAACTCCGGCAGCTTAAAAAACTGAGTTATGGATAAAGGTAAGACCATAGTAGTATTAGGTTTTAAGTCAGGCGACGAGGCAGTTTTAACTGCCTCAATTGCCGCCTGGCAACAACACTTCGATAAGTGTGAGCTGGTTGTAATTGGCAATAAGTGCGAATTGCCAAAGGGGGTTTCATTTGTTGAATTTAACGGAAATCACCGCGATATGGTAAAGTTTGCAGCTGAGAAATTGGAGGCTGAACAATTTGTTTTTGCGTTCAATGCCTATCCGCTGTCAAAAATTACCTTGTCAGACATTGACAAACCTTATTGTAATGTTCCGGGTGATTTCAGTACCGGTTTACCCAGGCTTTATGACAAGGTAAAACTATTAGCTTTGAAACCAGATGCAAAAGTAAGCTTTGAACAGGCTTATTTTGCTGAAAAGTACAAAGGAAAAGAGCCCATTGTATTGCGTGATTTGGCCGATAAAATTCGCCTGCAGGTTTACGATTTACGCCCCGATGCTTACCGCACAAAGCATCTGTTAAAACATAAAAAATTCCTGGTTACCAACAAACACGGTCAACAGGCAGTGAGCTCTTTTATTTCATAGGTGATTGTTTTAATGATTGAAAACCCCGGCATTTGTCGGGGTTTTTTTGTTAGTCCTTTCCCAGTCGCGACCAAATTTTAAAATTTGATTCACAAAAGTTTATAAACTTAAAATGAATCAAAAATGAATCAGAAACTTAAAGATTGGTTAGCTTCCAAAGATCGGAATTATAACCAGGGGCTTAAATTGTTTGTCGATTTAAAGGTAAACCCCAAAAAAGAAAAGTTTTTCAATACTGAGGAACCCACCTCATTGCAGAAAAACATTTTATTCTCACTGCTCCTGAATTGGGATCGGGTATACAACCAGCCCAAAAAAGAAAAGACCCCCGAACAACCTGCCGTGGTGAATGCCAGTAAAAACCTAAAAGAGGTTCAAAATCAAATCGAAGTTGTTGAGAAGGAAATCAGCAATGGCCGTGTGGTTATTGAGAAAAACCCCAAGGTTAAATACGAGGATTTGCCCGGGGATTTGAAGGCTGCTTTCGATTTCAATACCGAGAATTATCCGGTAATTGCTGGTAAACACGCAAAAATTAGGGCTTTGGGAACCGATGTAAAATTCGACGAGGAACGAAAAACCTTAATCAATGAGGTACTCGAAACCCAAAAAGTAATTAAAGAAAACTGGGCAAAAATTGATGCGTGGGCTGAAGGTGGTGAAGTTGATGGCGAATTGGCACAACCTACAAAAGCTTCAGGAGCTTTTACCAAAGAGCAGATTGAGGCAATTAAAGACCCTGCTATCCAGGCATTGAGTAAAGAAATGCGCATCGACGCCAATTTGAAATACATACGAACCAACTTGGGTGTAGAAAAGAAAAATGAGGAAACTCAAAAACGTATTGCTGAATTAACTGCCTGGGGAATTAACTATGAAGAAAGGATTGGAACAAATTCAGGTTCCGGAGCCGGGAAATAATACGCCCTACTTTTCTGATGGTGAATTCTCAATGCACCAGTTAATTGAGCATTTACTTGAGCAAACAGGCCCGGCTAAGGTGGTTTTATCTTCCTTTAGTATTACAGAAGTTGCCATACGTACCTTTCAACGACTAATGGAGAGCAGAACCATACAAAGCATGGCCTGTTTGTTCGATTTTACCGTGCGCCGCCACAAATTAGGGCTTCTTTTTTTTGCCAGTAGCGTTATTAGCCGAATTGCCATAACCAAATGCCACGCTAAAATTGTGCTTATCTACAATGGCAAGCATTATATAACGGTTGTTTCGTCGGCTAACCTTAACATTAACGATAAAATTGAAGCCGGTGTAATAAGCGCCGATTCCAAAATATTCGATTTTTATTTTAATCATTTGGTAGCTGCCATTGATAAGGGATTAGAAATTACTCAGGATGAATTTAACTGATGACCAAGCCGCAAAAGTTAAAGAGTTGGCCGGGCTTTTTTTGGCTCCTGACGAAATTGCTATACTTACCGGAATCGATATGGATTCCTTTGTTCGCGCTATCGTTAACAGAAATGGCAATGCGTTTACCTCGTACCTGTTGGGAAAATCTGAGGCAAAAAAAGCCATTCGCGAGAATGTAATTAAAATGGCCAAACACGGTTCACCGGCTGCCGAAGAATTAGCTGAACGCTACATAAAAGAACAAGAACACGAAGAAAGAAAATATGGCCGCAAACAATAGTCTTATCTCACGACTCGAAACAGAACTCTTTGCCGATGAAGAACGCTTACCGGTAGTTTTTCATCGCGATGAAATCAATATGGTAATACGTTATCGCTTTGCCTTTATGAAATGGCTCGACGATCCAACCTTATCGGAACGCGAGATAAGAAAATTATTGATGGATAATTTTGCTATTTCAGAAGCCACATCTTACCGCGATATCCCTATTATACAGCAATTAGTTGGAAACGTTAAAACAGCTACGAAAGAATTCATGCGTCAAAAAGCCAACCGCATGATTCACGATGGGTATAAAATTGCCGTTGATGCTGATTCAATTTTAGAAGTAAAGCAAGCAGAGGCTATGATAAAAGCAGGCATAGCAATAGCTAAAGTAAATAAACTCGATAAAGAAGATATTTTACCTTATGCCTGGGACGATATTAAACCGCAGGAATATGAAATTACCGACGATGTTTCAGTTCTTGAGCTTGAACCATTGACCGAAAGTCAGGAAGAACTTGAAGAATTAAAACAAAAACTCCGTATAAAGTTTGGCGGAAATGTGGAACCCATTCAGGAAGCTAAAATTATAAATGAGCGCGAATAAAGTATATCTTAATGCAGGACAGCGTAAAATACGCACCTATTCACCAAATAGCAAAATGATTGTTGCCAGTAGGCGCTTTGGTAAATCACGCGGGGTGATTGGTCCCGATACCGAACGTGATATTACACATATGCCACAAGGTGCCGGATCATTTTATCAGGCATCCTTTAAACAGTTATTAAGCAGAACTATTCCGGAAACATTGCAATTTCTTGAAACAATGGGTTATAAACAAGACGTTCATTACTTTGTTGGCCGTAAAGCTCCTAAGTGGATGAACTTTAAAGAACCGTTTGTAAAACCAAGAAGCTGGGAACATTGTATCCATGTATTTAATGGCACAGTAATTTACATGCTTAGCCAGGATGTTCAGTTCTCAGCAAACTCCTTAACATTAGATTGGTTTAAAGCAGATGAAGCCCGCTCATTAAAAAAAGATAAACTGTTTGAAGAAGTTATTCCGGCCATATCCGGAACTCCGGGCAAATTTAAAAACGTTCCCTGGCACAAAGGTAAAACATTTGTTACCGACAAACCTACCAGCAAACAAGGCATGTGGGTGCTCGATGAAGAAAAAAAGATGCTGGATCCAGAAAACATGGAAGTTTATAAAGTGGTCGATGGTTTGTTGCGTAGAAGAAAGAAAATATATCAGGACTACGGAAAAAACATTGAGCGCTTTCCTCATATAGTTAGGGAGCTGAAACAAATTAAGCACGATTTGAATTACTTCAGGAAATACCTGTATATGTATTTCGAATTCGATACCATTGAGAATATTGAAATAGTGGGTACTGATTACATTGCAGAACAAAAGCGGGCATTGTCAGCAATTACTTTCCAGATATCAATAATGAATAAACTGATGCGGCACGACCCCAACGGCTTTTATTCAAACCTTAAACCCGAGCTGCACTACTACCAGGCAAGTAATCAGAGTTGGTTAGAGAACCAGCGTACCAACAAAGGAACTATTGATATCAACCGTATATCATCAAAATTATCATGTGCTGCCGATGGCGACATTGACTTATCGCAACCACTTTATATTACCTGCGATTACAATGCAAACATTAACTGGGTAATTACAGGTCAGCCACAGCGTAAGAAGATGAAAACACTTTCATCTTTTTATACCAAGCATGAGCAGAAGTTAAGAGCAGTCATACGCTATTGGGCTGAGTATTATTCTGACCATCCAGTTAAAGAGGTGGTATATTATTACAACAGTACGGCGCTCGATGGCGCTTATGCCGATGAGCATGCTGAGAACTTTGCCGAGATAGTGTATAGTGAACTGGTAGCAAGGGGCTGGTATGTTCATATGATTTACATAGGAAAACCAATGAAGCACAGTTTAAAGCATCAGTACATAAGTGATGCCTTATTGGGCATTAAGTATTTGTTTCCGCAATTCAACCAGGAGAACAATGAGTTTCTTATACCAGCATTAGAACAGGCAGGAGTTAAGATAGGCAGTAATGGATTTCAAAAAGATAAGAGTGGGGAGAAACATGCCGATTCAACTGACGATCCACTGGAACTAAGAACAGATGGAACAGATGCCTGGGACGATTTATTTATAGGAATGAACTTCTTTCCTTTTACTCCAAGTGTAGTAAGTCCGGCTAGTGTTATACTAGGTAAACGATAATTCAAAATATTATTTGGGCGTTCCCTTCCATTCGTCAGGTCGGGCTTTACGCTTTTACTCCTCGCTCGTTCCTCACTGTGGGGTAACCGCTTCAATCCCTAACGCATCCCGCCCACATTTTATATATGGATGGCCAAGTTAGGAGGCTCCCGCCAGTCCCGACCACCCAGCTATCTCAACCAATCAAGCAAAGCGCACTATATCAGCATATTACGCAACTTTTTGCAATCAGTCGCGACCGTACATCGATAG